TCACCATAGTGTCGTCCTCTTCGTCACGCTTGACAAAGAACTCATTGATATTGTTATCCACCGGCTCACGTGTCAACAGTTTCGTCACGAAGTCATAGTTACGTTCCTGACCCACTTCAAGGAAAGAAGCTGCCGAACCCCAGTCAGGTGTCAGCTCTATCGGCTGGTTGGGATTGCAGTCCAGGTCACGCCGGCTGTCATCGTTATTGGCAAGCTGCTGCCAGTTGTAGTTATGATCTTCGGCAAAGTCACGGATATAGTCGTCATTGGTTGCATTGTAATAGATATGGCGTTCATCCAATTGGTAGTAGCAGCTGTCAATCTTATCTACCATGAAGTTCAGGATCTCTATCATGAAGGAAAGCTTATCCATCACCTTGTACTGGTTCAGGATATAGTTCATGCCCACATTGGCGATGTTGTCGAAGATAGAGCCAAGGATAAAGAGCGTGCCGTCACGTGAAACGAACGGCGTGATACTTTGCCTGAGACGGACGGTCTCGTTCCAAATCTCCTTGAACAGTCCCGCATCATTCGCAATCCTTGCATCAATGAGCTGCATCTGTAACCGCACAATCCTGTTCCAGACATCAAACAGCCGGATGCCGCGTTCTTCTTCATAATACTTGGCCGGTTCAAGCAACCATTTCTGTTCGGGCGTGTAAGGCATGGAGGATAGGAAGGTGTTGCCGTGATGCTTCAGAACGGGATTCCCGGACTTGCGGCCAAAGATGTGTTCATTACCCCGGTTGGTCGGCGCCGCCTCCTGGTCGAACTTCTCCTTATCGAGCGTCAGCGCTTCATCGGTGATGTTGTAGTCCGCATTAGGACCGCGGCTGTTACCGCCCTGGGTAAGTATGTAGAGCATGTGCCCGTTGCTGAAGCTGATGCCGTACTCGAATGACATGATGTGCTCGTATGGCTTGTACCATCCCTCGATGGGACGGCGGCACACCACATAGTCACCGGTCTTGCTGACCGGGTCCCACTGCTTATAACCGAGCATCTCCAGCATCTTGAACGCTGAAGGCAGGGTTTTAGTCAACGCCTGCCCAATGGTGGCCTGGGTGAGCGTAGTAATCCCTCGCGGCATGAGCCGGATGTTGTCATCTATCACGGCACCGGTAATGAATGATTTACCCGTGGCACGCGAGTAGATGACATATCCGTTCTTGTACGGCATCACGAGAAATGCCGCCTGCGCCGGATTGACCTGTATGACCTCTTCCCAGACGTTTTCGTCCATTGTCCTGCCGTATCAATATCGTGGGAAAACAATGTAGTTCACACCTTCGGAGGAGGTCATGCGGGGCATGTCCTGTCCGGTATCAGCCAGCAGCTGCGGCACCTCTTCCGGCCTGAACCTGGCAGATACGGTACAGACAATCTGTGTCTTGCTGACCGATACCATATCAATGTGCTTATGGTCAACCAGGTAAGAGATGAGTCGTTTGTTTGTCAATTTTTTCATGGGTAATCTGTTATGAGTTCATTATTTCTTCCGCTTGTGCGTCGTCGATAGGCGTGTACATCGAATCCACCAGAACCTTCTGCTCTTCCTGGGAAAGGTTGCGGATGGCATTCAGGGGAATATCCACCTTTTGCCCCATACTGTTGATCTGGATGTAGAATACATTCTTCTCCATGCGTCGCGGGTCCTCGACGGAAGCCGGCTTCTCACCAATCATCTGATGCAGCACTTTCTTGGCGTTGTTCCATTGCTTGAGATCACCTTTGAGCTTGCAATCCCGGATAAGCTGAATCTGGTCCTTGATCATCCAGGAATACCAGAAGTCCCAATCGAACTGGTGCTGTGTCTTGAACAGCTCTTTTGCCAGGGCGATGTCCTTCCTTATCTGGGTACGCGAGATACGGTATTTTGCCAGCATGATGTTGATGATGTGGCTCTCGTTCGGATAGTCATCCAGAAGGCGTGCTATCTGCAACACCCGGTTGCACTGTACACGCAGATGCTCCGGCAGCGGACTGTTCTCCGGGTCGATGATGTGCTGCTGTATAAGGTCATAGGATTGCTCCTCCAGTGCGGCCTTGCTTTTGGATGCCGTCAGACGGTTGTTATTCATATTCAAGATACTGCTGTTGCGATTTGATGAACTTGACAAGCTCCTGCTGTGCCGGGTTGCTGCCATTGACAGCCGACTTGATGAGTGACTCCCGGAGTTCGACCGTCTGGCGAAGATGCCCCCGGTAGAAGGCGGTCCGGACTTCGGTGCCCGGTGTGCGGAGTTCCGCGAGAAAGTCCGTCTCATCGGCACCGATATTGATGGCTATCAGCCCCGGAGGGATCAAACGATAGGCCATCTTCTCTATCTCCTCACGTTGTTCCTGAGTCAAATTCATCATTCAGCATTTTAAAGTCAAAATCAAAAATATCTCTGCCGGTATGGATGATTCCACGTTCCAGCTTCGGGTTGTGCGTGGCGTTCTGGCTGCCCACTACGGTAATCTTCCAGTCCTCGTTATACAGCAGCGCCACCTTCGCATGAAGCGCGAGGCAACGGTAGCAGTCCGGGAACGTGGTCACCAGATAATCGAACGGTTTGGGTGAGATGCTGCGTACACGATTATCGATCAGGAACCGTACCGATAGCAACTCATCAGTCTCAACCTTGCGATGAAGGGCGTTGATGCTATCCATAGAGATGGAATAGGTTGTCAGGAACAGATGTGCCGGACCCGTCTGCTTCAAAATATATAAAATCAGCTGGATCAGGTTAAATGCTCCAGAAGAGTAGAAATGCTTGTCCCTGCCGGGTACCAGCACCCCCATGGCGTCCGGATGCAGCAGCTTCTCCGCAACCAGGTCATGGCCGGAGGCTGCCGCATCCGTTCGGCGGATGTAGCCTGCCGGGTATCGGTCTCCCTGCATAGGGCTTACTGCGTCATCCGCCGGCATCATCTTATTCTCAATCTCGCTGCAACAGACCAACATAACCTATTGCAGTTCCGCCAAACGATATTCTATCTTTTCTACCAGTGCTTCCTGGGCAGCCACCTTCTTCTCGTATTTCACGCGTTTGGGGCAGTCCGGAAGCGGATTTTCCTTGCCGTCTTTAGGCTTGCTCTCCGAAGAGTACAACAACATGTTTTTTGCCTTGGTAATCTTGCTCTTGGCATTGGATTTCGCTTTCTTCAGTTCTTCCACGGAAAGGGAACTGATATCGGTCTCATCCTCTTCCTTTTCCGGATTTTCTTCGGGAGTATCCGCTTTTTGGTAGAGTTCGTCCAGCTGCTTGTCAGTCGGCAACTCCTTGTTCTGCTCATATTGCTGTTTGATGGCCACTAGCAATGTCATGCGGTTGGAGAGGAAGGCTATACGGGTAACAATATCCTTGCGCTGTGCACATACAGCCGCCGTATTGGTCTCACCCTGTTCGGACAGTAACCGGTGCAGCCGTGAACGTTCATTGTAGCATTCCCGGAAATCATAGATGATTTTGGCAATGACAGGCGGATAAGCGGGCTGTTCATCCGTTTCGCGTGCCAGTTCCTTTTCCGCAATGGTAACGATGGCCGCCGCCGTTTCTTCGGGAACCGTCTCGGAACGGCCGTCATTACCGGGCACCGCATCATCCGCCAGGTCCACATCCTCAAAGCGCGGGTCATCCGGATGGTACCAGACTTTAATCATCTGCCGGATTTCGTATTCCAGCTTCTCGCGGGTATGCGGCTTTTCGCCTAATTTAGCCAACTTGGATGATACGATTGTCTTGTAACCTGATTTAGCAAGGATAGCCACACCAACATTGTATTCTCTCTTAGCAGAGTTCAGCCAGGCGATACCTTCTCTGCGGGCTTCGATATAAGCATTTGTAATTTCAGCCATGATTCTTGATATTAACGTTATACAAAGATGTTGCGAATTTTATTGCCGGGATAGGACAAAACAAAATGTCCGCCTCCCGGAAAGAATCCGGAGACGGACATAAACAGCCAACTGACCAGACGAAGAAACAAAAATCAGCCTCCGGGTGCAGCTTTCACAGTAAGAATGTCTTCCATGTCACCTTCATACACGCACTTGATGGGGGTAGCGAAGGTATAGTGAAGCGTACTTTGATTGCGTCCGCTACTGCCGGTTCCGGTGGTGGCCCCGTCTCCTGAGGCACGCATGGCACCGCGCCGCTTGTCACCCATTAGGAAGTTTGTACCGTTGTTGTCGGTCACGATGAAGAACATCTTACGGCCTTTGGTGGCATTCTCGAAACCGAATACCTTCTTCCGCATCTTGGGAGAAATGATGTTCAAGTCCATCAGTGATGACTCACCACCGGTTTCTCCCTGATCCGTAATCTTGAATTCCGCCAGGTCGTCCGTGAAATCCATCTTATAAGCACGCCTGCCTTCCTTCATGACAAGGTCTCCGACCAGTGTGCCGGCTTCTTCAAGCGAAAGCGGGGCATCCGTCTTTTTCGGATAGTCCGGCCATGTTGCCACGTCTTCATGATAGCCGAAGATAACGGACGGTACGATTCCCGCCATGTTACCCTGACTGTTGCAGTCCATTGCCTCGTTGATGTCATCAAGGGCAATACATAATTTGGGGTCTACTTCTGCCATAGTCACAGGATTTATTCAGATTTAACAACGTATGTACCCGTCACTTTCTCTACTGCACCCGCAGCAGGAGTTTTCTTCTGCACGGCAGGAGTGGTATATCCGGCAGCTTCCAGGAACTCGACGGTATATTCCTTACCACCGGGAACCGCTACATACGTGCCGGAATCACGCCAGCCCTCTTCACCCTGAATACGCCATTTGCCACCGTTGGCCTTCGCTTCATCCGGTGCAATTGTGACCTCGATATATCCGAACGGGTTGCTACCTTCAGGATCCACCGGACGGTCATTGACGCAGAACTCCGATTTATGTACCGATACGAACTGGAAGCCTATCACGTACTTGCCCGCAGCATCAAACGTATAAGGATTACCGGAGAAGAACGGCTTGATAGACTTGAAATCACTCTCTTTGTCAAAGCCGTAGCAAATGTTCCCTTTAGTGGTCAGCATGACGAACTGGCTGCCATCGGGAAGATTCGGAACACGTACCAGCTCACAACGGTTGTTGGAACCGAGCAGGTGTTGTGTATCGGAAGTATCTTCTTTTAATCCGATAACGATAGTACCTTCATCTTTGCGCCAGTCATCGTACATGTCGCCCAAATCATCGGAAATGAACATCTTGATGTTCTTCTTGCGCTTGAAGGTACGCGGCATGTGACGCCACATCTCCAGTAACTTTTCGCCAATGTTGGCACGAGTCAGTTCACCGGTAGTATAAACGTTGCCCTCGGCACTGGAGATATCCCCGACTGCCTCACCTTCGGTAATAATGGTACCGATACCGTCGAAAGAGTCCTGAATGTCCGTCTTGTTCTCATCAGCGCTGTATTTCGCTGTGAAGATGGCAAACAGCAAATCATTGGATGCCAGTTCGTGCCCGTGGTTGATCAGCCACAGCTCGAAGGGATGTTCTTTGCGGAGTGTACCGGGAACCTCGGCAATGTAGGTACGGCGGTAGCGTTCCGGCTCGTCGGACATCTCCATCACAACCGGACGTACTACCAAGCGGCGGGGAACAATCTTACCCAGATACTTGCCAGCTGTAAACTTACCGGTGTACTTGCTGGAAATACTTCCACCCTCTACCTTGCCCAATTCAAGAGAATCGGTAATGCCCGGTACCGGAGTGAAATGTTTCAATACCTCCGAAGCGTCGAGCTTATCGACCGCCTTCAGGATGTCTCTGTGCTTTTTTACCGCGGTCAGAACCGTGGTAATGTCAATAGGTGCTTTAAAATCCATAAATAGAATAGTTTAGATGTTATTCATTCTCATAACTGTTGATCGGATCCGTAGCGATATCGGCAAACTTGCTGTCTTCGTTCGATTCCTGATGACTGGCGGTTGCCGTTCCGGGAATCTTGGCCACGATATCACGGATAACCTGTACCTTGGCCTTGTTGTCGGCGGCATTCCTGACGCTGTCACTCAGGCTGTCAAGGTCATTCACGACTGCCGTCAGACTGTTTTCGGCAGTCTTCTTGGCGGTGTTGGCGACAGCCAGGTCATTCTCCGCTTTGGCCTTCGCTTCGTTGGCGGCCTTGGCGGCGTCGTTGATGGCCTGCAGATTCTCTACGGTAAGCAACATCTTGCCGTCTTTTTCCTCAATGCCTTCGCTGTTGAGGATCTGGTTGATGAAAGTAAATTCTTTACGCATAACTGTATTTGAAGAATTAGAAATGTCAGTCTTGTTGCCGGTAGGGAACAACCCTTTGATACCGTCGATAATCTGGGAGACCAAGTTTTTGTCACGGCCTTCCGGTTCCGGCTTCCCCTCCGAATCGATAGCCGGCAACGGTAGACCAAGCGCGGTGAAGCAGTCGGTCATTTCATTGGTCACCTGCGGCTTTTTATGGGTACCGGGAATGATCTTGTCTATGAATCCCCATTCCTTGGCTTCGGCGGCAGGCATCCAGCGTTCCTCTTCCATCAAGGTGATAATGTCCTTCAGGCTTTTGCCGCTACGGTTGATGTACTTCTGTGCAATCATCAGGTCAATGGCTTCCGCGCTCTTCTTCTTGTTCTGCAGTTCCTTGATGGTATCCTCCAACTGGTCCGCATTGAGCTGGCCCCAGATGTCCACTCCCAGGCTGCATTTATGCGCCAGCCACATGCCGTCCTCGTGCATCTCGATGGACTTGGCACCGAATGCCAGTACAGTGGCTGCCGAAGCGTTGAAGCTGATGAACTCCACCGTCACATTGCCGTGCTCGGCCATCAGGGCGGACATGGCAACCGCTTCGGCCACATCACCGCCATAACTGGAAACCTTCAGGCGTACGGGCTGGCCTTTGGCCTTATCAAGAAAGTATTTCAGATAATTTTTATTGTACCAATACCGGTCAATCGTTCCGAATAATGTGATAACTGTCTCGTTCATAAAACTTATTTTTGCGCAAAGAAAAACGCAAAAAAAACGGTACCCAAGGACATCGGGTACCGTCAGCGGACAGATAAATGTTTGACTGAAAGAGTGTTGCGTGTCAGCAAAGGAAGCCGTACGGTTATATTTCCTCCATGTTTTCAATATAGACGGTCGGTTCATCCTGGATGCAGGTGAACGTGAATGAGGTGCTGTTCCGTTCCGACACGGAACGTCCGCTTGTCTTGTTTGTGGCGAACAGCATGAGTGCGTCCTCCTGCCCGCACCAATGGACCGCCCCGTTGCCGTCCACTGCCAGTACATACCACAAGCCACGCTCCAGCATCTCCATCAGCTGATGGTTTGCCGGGGAAAGTTTCGGAATCACCCCTTCAATGGAAACGTTCCAGCAGTCTCCCGCGTCATTCACCTCCTTGTCTTCATTATAGGAATAGGTGTCATTGGCATATACCGGTATGGAAACAATATCTTCCCGGTTGCGGAGTTCCAGATAGTTCAAACCGGCGGCATAGTCCTTACGGATTTGCACGAACGAGGCCGGAGGCACGGCAATCACCTGCAACAATCCTCCGACGTTTTCAAAATCATAATGCATTGCTTTCATAAGCCATTTTTCCCTGCTGGGAAATTGTCCCGAATTCGGACAACTTCCCCAAAATTATACGGTTAATAAAGTCTAAAATCGTGGTATTCTCCACCGTTTTCCTATATCCATGTCGGTTATACTCCCTGCGGATAGTCTCATAAGACCAGGTGTCGTCATCAAAGCCGAAGCTGTTCTGAAAGTTGCGGATGGCGGTCGAGAGTGGGATTCCGATACTGACATGGGTGTCGAGATAGAGGAAAAGCATCTGCTTGATCCGTCTCTCCACCTTGCTGCCGAACGCCACCACTTCGGTATTCGACATCGCCCATCCGTATCGGTAGAAGTCATCACGGCGTATCTCCACCGCCACGTTGGCGGTATATCGTGCCAGGTTCCGGTATCTGTTCTCGTATCGTCCGGGTTTTGCAAGCCTGGAAAGGAAGTCGTTCTGTAGCTCCTTGTCCGGGGACAGATTGACTATTTCGGTCCAAGTGTCGTCCGGGGCATTGAAATTGTACAGCAGGAATTGCTTGACATAAGGCTTGCAAGGGAGCCAGCAAACAAATCGGTCTTTCTTCGTCATTTAAAGTATTGATTTTTATACAAAAATACGCATATTGATTAATATATTCATCACTCTCTTGTTTTTTATTTCTATTGGAGCAGGCACATTTTGCCCTCTACACCTTCTACACTTTCTACAAAGTATAAAATTACCTATATATCAACAACATAACGGTTTTAGTATAAAAGAAAAAGTGTAGAAAAACCTTCTACAAAGTATCTATTTGTAGAAGAAATACAGAAAAGCAGCATTTTGTAGAACTTTGTAGAAGCTTGTAGAAC